CATTGAGGTTCCTCCTTTTAAAAATAGGGGCGTGGCTCTACGCCCCTTATTTAGTTAACTAGCCTTTTTTCACTCTCAAGAATCCATTTTTAGAGACAACGTTCCCGCCGATGAAGATGGATCCACGATGGGCAATCATGCCCTGTTTGAATTTATAATCTGTAGAGCGTTGAACATCCATATCGGAGAAGATGGTCAACAGATAGTTAGATAATGGACCGTAAGCCATGCAATAGCCATCGACTGCGGTTGTAGCGTCTGATACGGCTTTACAAGCACTGTTGATTATAAATGGAATGCCGTCGATTGTGCCGGAGTTGCCTTTACTCTTGACATCATGGATTTTCTTTCCATCAGCAGTACGAAGTTGTGCGAATGCCTTTAAATCCTTTTTGTTAAGTACTAATACAGCTGCGTCCTCAACATCCTCGTCGCCACCATAGGAGAAGATAATTTCATCAAGGGTTAACTCGTCGATTTCGGAAATGGACAGATCGGTATCAGCATCAATGGCAGTAGCCAGCGCGGAGAATATACCAACAAGACGGTTTGTTGCACCAGTACCGACAAGAATTTCACGAGTAATTTTCTTACGGCTGGCAATACGGATCCCCTTCATAACTTCAGCGTCATAATTGGCAGCTGGAAGCTTCACTAATTCTTCGGTATCTTCGGCGTATGCGGTCACTTTGGTTTTATTGATCTGAGCATAAGCAAAGGTAGGCTCTGCAGATGCATAATCCTCCCCTTCTAATTTGTGGTCGCCAATACCATATCCTGAAATATATGGCTGCTTATAGCTTTCGCCACCCATTAAAGGCTTGGATGCTACTCTGTCAAGCAAACCGGATACTTCGTTAAAGGTGGGTCTAATGTCACTTGCTTGATGCTCTGCGAGTACGATAGTTGCAGAACCGACGGTGACGGAGCGGTTTTCCATAAGCTCTTTGCCGCGTTTTTCAACTTCTTCTTTCATTTTAGTGCGGTTTTCAGCCTGAAGATCTTGGCTTCCGCCGTATGTTCCCAAAACATTAAGCTGACCCTGTGAGGATCCAGCAGGTGGATTGGACATGCCTCTCTGCTCATTCCCAGCAGGCGGAGTTTGTCCGGCAACTGGCTCATCTGGCAGTGCATCAACCATGCTGCGAAGATCTAAAATCTCAGCATTAAGAGTCTCCATTTCGGTATTAATACCCCTAAGCTCAACAACATCCTCTGTAGTACCGGATTTTACAACTAACTCAGCTTTACGCGTTTCTTTTTTGGCTAACAATGCCACCAATTTCTTTTTCATGATTTATCATCCTTTCGCTAATATTTGGGTTCTTAATTTCAGGGCTTCCCGCTCGTTTTTTTCGTTCTCCAACGTAGACAGTGCGCTATCCAGCACCCTTTTATCAGCACTATCCAGTGCTTTGTCCCGAGCTTGTATGTCAGTCCCGTCATAGGCGGGACTCCATAACGCAGATAATTCACCAATCTTTTTAAATTTATGGATTTCCCTAGTAGGCGTTGGTGTGTCCATATTAAGCCATTTCTCTTCTTTGACACGGAATGAATAAGACATCCCAGAAACATCTCCACGGGAAACGGCGGAATACAGAGACTTGGCCTCTGCATTATTTTCAACATCAAGCTCTGCTCTGAAGTGAAGGCCTTTGTCATCCGGGGTCAATTTCATGGTAGAATTTCCGTTGTTTCTCCTACTTCTAGCTAATGGAATTTTATACTGTTGATGATGTATAAATAAAGGAACGTCGTTCAGATCTGCTCCGTCCAATGCCCCTCGTTTGACTACTTCATTAAACCATCCCCCGATACTTACTTCCTGTTCGTACACAATGGCATAGCCCTCGACGATGTGTCCAGTAGTATCTGTAGGCTCTGATGCTCTTAGTTCATGCGCTTCGCTAAATCTTGCAAATAGCAACGCCTCTTTGTCCGGTGGTTTTATTTTACTCACTATCATCATCCTCCTTTATCCTTCGCTTTGCCCTGGCCATTTGGTATTCACTAATCAATGATTTATCTATATAGTTCAATGACTGTGTAATTCTTTCACCTCCTACAATTGGTGGATATCCTAGTAATGCTAGTTTTTGGTTGTCCTGCAAAAGACCCTGCTCTCCACCAATCTTCAAAAGTTCTAGCTTCGCCTTAGTGCTCAAATACATCATGTCGCGTTGATAACAGACAATTTCATTACCATGTGACATTTCCATTTGTGAGAAAACTGTCTTTGTAAATGCCTGCCCTAGCCCAATAACTATAGGTTCTAATGCTGATTCATACCATGCTTGATACTGCTCATCATTAAAGTTGCCTGTCAAGATTGGTAGTGGCATACCATACCACTTCAAGGCTTTCCCTTCAAGAAATTCCATGGTGTCCTTGTCGATAATCTTAGGGTCAACCTTGATGTCGGTGTAGTCTCCTTTGAGATCCATGGGCAATATGCCTGTCGCTCCGGATTCGATGGCATCTTCAAACCGTTTTCGTTCTTTTTTTTGGGCTTCATCGTCCAGCATGGTATTAATTTTTAATATTCCTCTAACTGATAGGCTGGTCTTAATCGCTTTACCTAACCCCTGTATGACAACGTCATTAATCTGCAAAACTTTAAGGAGTGCTTGATTATCCGGCTGACCATTCAAGCCTCCGCCCATAATGTCATTCATTGAAAACTTTTTCCTCAGGTGAATGATTTCGGAGTATGCTATTGTAAAGTCACTGCCATTGGCAAACTGCATTTTGACGAATAACCGGTTTATTGGGTCCTGAAGAAATGTTACCTGTGATGGGTTCAACGGATAAAATGCCGTATACTCCCGAGTGACACCGCCGCCAGCTTCTTCTTTTAAATCATATTTGGGATAGATAAAGGTGTTATAATTTAGATATAGTAACCATATTACTTTCTCAAGAAAGTCTCTGGTGGTCATTAACTCATTTGGGCCAAATTTAAAAAGACGATTAAGGCTACTTTTTGGGATAGATTGCATGCCGTTAGCATCCGTGCGGATGTGTTTCGGTCGGAGTTTACTTATCTCAGTTGCAATTTTATCGATACACATCTGCACTACATCGGATGCATAAATGCTCTGTCCAAATTGGCTGAATATCGGCGTGTGACCATTAAGCATCTTAGCGTATCGATACTGCTTGTTGGTATCTTTGTTTATCAAACTAGATAACAGCAATTTTACTCACCCCCATTCTTTGGAGCCCCTATTTTCTTTTGTGCCACCAGGTATGCAAGTGCAATAAAAGATATTCCCAATATTATGTGCCCTGCCGGTATGTGAATTAAGTAGACACCAAAGGCAATAAAAAAGATGCCTATTGCCAATAGGACATCATCCAGTATCATTACTAAACCGTTAAGTATTTTTATAAGCGTTTTTTTTAACATTGGATCACCTCACGCCCTCATCTTACTCTTTTTACTAGTTCGAGAAATTCTGTTCTATTATCAATATAAATCCTATAGGCAATTATCATAGTTACAGTACCGTCAATTTTTTTATCTTCTTTGCCTTGAACTTTTGCCGGCATAATATCAAGCTTTGAGTTAATAGCCATTGCGGTGTTTTCAAGGCAATATATATCAACAGGATTATTATTGTAAACTACCAGGTTTTTCTTTAAATCTTTTTCTAAAAGAGACATTGGTTCAGACATGCTGCCCCAGTTCTGATCTACTCTTTTGCAGTCAAAGCCGTAGTCTTCTTCCATTTCTTTAACCCAGTATATAGCTGACCACTTGTCATACCCGGTTAGGTATGTTTTTATGCCGTACTCTTTAAACAGCTTTACATACCAGGCAGTTACAAGCCGAAAGTCATTTTCATTTCCCGGTGATACAGTAATATAGCCCTGTCTTATCCACTCTTTAAACTTGGGCAAATCATCTGTAGGGATGTTATCAAGCTTAGATTCAGGTATAAAATATTGCTGATAAAAATATTTTTTGTTGCTTCCTGGCTTCATAAGCATGATCCTGGCACTTGTTAAATCGCCTGTTTTTGAAAGGTCAGACGCACCAATAGCAAAACAATTTCGGAACTCTTCTATGTCAAAGGTTTCAATATTTTCAATATCTTCAGGAGTTAGCCAAGCTTCTGAGTTGTTTTGCTTAAAATTAAAATCTTTGGCCAATACTGATACTCGGGTTTTTTTATTCGTCTTAGCCTCCTCCACCATCTGGCGAAGGTAATTCCATTTTTTTATAACGCCAAGGCCTGGGCTGCTCTTTACCCAGGTTTTTTCATTCTGCCAGACTTCAGCCTCTGAATCTTGCGTATAAAGCCAGATGCACCAACGAGGTCGGTCAAGTTCTCCTGCTAATACTTGACGAGCTTCTTTTAGTCTAGTATCTAGGTACCCATCATTAACAAAGCCCTCTGTTGTAATCTCAAAATACAATGGTTCTTCCTGTGTCGATAGTCCTTGTCTGATTGGCATTATTGGAATATCGCTAGTTAACTCATGTATTTCATCAGCAGCTCCAACTCCTATATTTCTACCTTCGGATGACTTTTTCTTTGCTGATATTTTTCGGATAGTGCCTTTGTTTTGGTATGAGAATTTACCCTTTTTTTTCAGCTTTTTGGGATTGCCGAAGAATATACCTTTAACATTTTTCCGAGTAACCTTTTCGAGAGCAAGGCTTTCTTCTCTCATAGAATCAATTGCCTGAAACATTAAATCAGCTTGCTCATAATCATTAGATGAACAAAGGATTTTTAACCCCATAGGACCACAAAAAAACTCAGCCAAACAGATGGCCGAGATTAAGGGAGTTTTGCCTGATTTCTTACCAACCAACAGGAGTACGTCTTGATACTTTCTAACCAACCGTCCAATTTCTTCATCAAAGATTTTAAATATATATATGGATTCAATAAATGCTTTTTGGAACAGCATCAGAACAAAAGGCTTGCCTGCAAAGGGTGCTTCAAAAATGCTTACATCTAGTCTCGATAAACTTTATACGTTTATGGGCATCCTCAAATTCAATTGTGATGCAAGGGTCTCTAAAATGACATAATAGCAGGTCTAGCTCCATCATAAGTTCGTGACCAATAATAATTTCGCCGGACTTGCATTTTTCGATATATTCAAGGAGGCTTGAGTCTGGATATTTATCTCTAAGTTCTGTAAGCAAAGCACCACCCCCTTTAGTCGCTGATCTCGACTTTGTAATTAACTAATGCATTATACAATTTTTCTGGGATGACAGTACAGTATTGGTCGGCCAGAAATTTTATAACATTTTCTTTAAACTCCTTGTATGCATGAAATGCTTGTTCTGGCGTATCAAATCTCCCTAACCTGATAAGGTTGCCATTAGCATCGTGACATCTAGCAAGAAATCTTTTATCGCGCTTTCCTAGATGTACCCCTATAGGGTAATCACCTCTGCCTTTGTGATGCGTATTTAAAAGATTGTTAATCTTTTGTGGAACGAATATACACCTATCTGGAGCATACATCTTATTGCCTTTGAGAAGCATATCTTTATCTAACTCCATTCTTTCATCGCCAATATGATAATGATTTTCTTTATACCAAACTGCAAAACATTGAAAATTATGCCACTCGTCACAAACAGAGCACTCTTTATAGGTGGGGCGAAATACATGGTATTTAGGGTCGTAACACCGCGTTAGCATTTTTCTCCATATTTCATATTCATCAGTATGTTTTTCTCCTTGGCGCGTTTTATGCCTACCTTCACCTATGTAACCAACTTTCAGCACACTCCTAAAATAAGGATTAGCTATATTGCCATTTTTAAAATGCCTGTAAGTGGAATGTTGTTTAAGAAAACCATCCTCAAAAATGACATCAATATCGTCCGCATGCCTATAGTTAATTATTTGCATTTTTATACCTTGATTATTGATCTTTTCCTCTCCTACTCTTTTGTTCACCTCTACCACTCCTATCAGTTTTCCCTATCAGTAGCAAAAAGAAAGACGACCAACCCGATAGGTCGTTGACCGTCTTATACTCCCGGTTGCTTAAACCGGGAAATCCTATTCAAACTCATCCAGTTCATCATCATCCTGGTCTACTATGCTTCTATTAAGTACACCGTTTAAAGTTTTTATCACCACAGCATATGCGTTGACATTTTTAAGGTATTGCTTAGAAGCTTCGGTTGACTTTTGCATCTCGGGATATTGAGGATGAATTTTTACCATGCCGGTAGCTCCGATAATCTCCCTGAGAGCATTATTCTCAGCCAGCAAAAAAGCAGCGTCCTCAACAAGCCCTTCGACGAGTTTTGCTTTGTCTTCTTCTATATTTTGAAATATTTCCTTCAACTTCTCTAGTTCTGCTAGATATACAGATTGTTTTGACATATTTCGGAATACCTCCAAGGATTTTCAAAATTTACGGTGTGTATTTTTCCTGCCTATGCCATACGGTCTAGGAAGAATAGGCTTTGTCGGTTTATAGGGGGGGCTATTCTATATACTCTTCAAACCACTTCTCAACATATCCTATCCATTCATCCTGCCGATACCGCCTATCTTCATCCATCTCCAGCCGGCGCAAACATTCTTCTATGCTAATATCACAGAATATAAGCTCTGCTCCCAGATCCTCTGCCAGCTTCTCTCGCTTATATTTATCAGCTCCACCAGTGATCACCCAGGCATTATTCCATTTGCCGTATCGTGTTTTGATATTATCTACTAACAGATTATAAATTCCTCGGACATTACCTAACAAGTTGTCTGGCATATCATAACTGGGAAGCATAGATACTGCTTCATAAAGCCTATCCATGTCAACAACAATATCTCCACGACCCATGTATTCTCTGACATAAGAATGCTTACCTGACAGTGGAGCTCCGAATACAATATAAACATTTTTACCTGGTCTATATCCAAATCTTTTGTGGATCTTATTGTGACAATCGTGATGTACTACCAAAACATTCTCAGGATTAAGAGCTATTAAAGCATCTTTAACATTCTCCGGAGTAAGCTCAATAATATGATGCAAGGTAAGCTCCTTAGCTCTAGCTACTAATTCACCGCAATATTCGCACCTTAATCCTCTTTCATTAATAATTAGTAATCTAAAATTAACCCATTCTTGGGAAGCATAGAAGCTTTTTAGTATTGAATATTTTGCCATTCATATCATTCCTTAAAAGGCTTTCATCTTGTCCATTTCCTTTTGGTGTTCAAGTCGATCTTTTTCCAGCTGAAGCTTTGCCTTACTATGAGCCTTTTGATGCTCAAGTTCAGGATTTTCTATCTGCTTTTTAAGTCTTTCAATCCTCAGCTTCTGTTCATCAGTAGCCAAATCCCAACTATTATGTAACATTTCATCATACCGTCTTATCATGTTGGTTAGCTGACCCATAGCCCTAGATTGGGCATTTAAGAATGTAGCCTGCTTATCCCAGGCAAACTGTATTTCATATTCTTCTTCGCGGTAATTTTCGATTGCTTGATAGTTAGGTTCATTCATGGTCCCAGTGTTTTTAATATCTGACTGCACCTTTATCTTTTTTAGATGCCTTGTTGTGTCTTTCTGATTTTTAACATACATAATTTTTTGACTTCTAATGATTGCAGCAAACTTCATGCGAATATTTTGCCAGAGAATATCAATGGGTTCTAAACTATCCATATCTTTCATGATGTCATACATTTGTCTAGGCAAGTGCTTCGAGTAAAACCCATGAATATAACTATTTTTATTTAATATAGGTGCTCCTCCACCGCTGTTGCCGACTGCATTTTTATTACCATAAGGTGCTCCAACTTTGCCAACCTTATCTTTCCATTTATCTTTACTTCTCCAGCTATTAATATTGTTTACTTTTTCCCCTAATTGAGCAGCTATTTCAGCAGAAGTTATCTTCCCGCCCTTTTCTTTATATAGTTCAAAGGCCAAAATTCTGTTTTGGCTTTTTTGCCTGCCCATCTAACCCCCTCCAAGCAAAAATGAGATTTATTATTTATCTCAACGAGTGCGTTTAAATACTGTATTGGTACTTTATAACGGATTTAATTGAGTTTGATTTCATTGGGTTTTGCAACTTTTTTTGATTGTTTTTGTATTGTTAAAGTAGTCTACCTCTTCATGGTTTTATACGGTTTTTGTATATATTTACCATATAATTTATTCCCCAACCTTAACTTTGCTATAAACACTGTATTTTCAAGGGCTAGAAGGCCTTTTTAATAATTTATTGAGTTATCCATATCTTATAATTTTGTTTAACTTAATAAATTCCATTTTTAATCAATAAATTCAAGGCTTAGAAGGCTCTCTATAAAAATGAGTTCAACCTAACCTCAATATGTTTAAGACCAAAGAAAAAAAGAGCCTTTAGGCTCTAAACTTTTTATTATAATCATCAGATATTTTAAGCAATCTATTTTGCCAGTTACTATAGCTATGTTGCTTTTTTAATTCCAAAACTAAAAACAGTAGTCGTTTATCAATAATGTTGTTTTCTTTATCGTCTATTATTGCAGTTACATCTACTGAATTATATCTTCTTTTATCTTTAGCACCTTCTACTCTATATCCTTGCTCATTTAAGTATTCAGCTACATTTGCGGCTCCACCAAGCTCAATGTATTTTTGAAAAATTAATTCTGTTATGTTTTTTACTTTAATTTCTAAAACTTCATCTATCATTTCTAAAGTTCTTAAATATCTTTCTCTATTTACAATAATATCAATTTTGTTTTTCAAATTAATTTACAACTCCTTTCCCAGAAATTTATTTACGAGTAACTGGGGAATCTTACATATTTTCCTTCTTACCAATTTGTTGAATAAGTAATAAAAATATGGCTTAATTTTAATAAATTTTAAATCTTCTAATTGAGTTATTGATTATCTCTTGATTTATACCAACATATCTTAAGGTGACACTTATATGACTATGTCCAAAGATATCCATAAGAGTCACAGCATCTTTGTATTGCTTATAATAATGGTACCCGAAGGTTTTTCTAAGCGTATGGCAACCTATATTATTGAGACCAAACTTTTCAGTAGCTTCTCTTAATATTTTGTAAGCCATAGATCTACAAATTGGTTTATTATAATTCTGCCTGGACTTAAATAAATAATCATCAGGGTCTTTATCTTTAACATACTTTGCAATTTCCCTTTTTAATTCCGGATTGATCTCAATTGTAACTTGATCGCCCGTTTTTTTTGTTCTTATATTAAGATAGTCTTTATTTTTTATTTGATGAATCTTATAACTAAGGATATCTGATATTCTTAGTCCAGTATAAATACCAAATAAAAACATAAGATAATTTCTCTCATTATTCTTCCTTAAATAATCAGCTAAACTTTCAACTAATTTAGGATCTCGAATTGGCTCAACGAAATTCATTATTTCACCTTCTTATTTGCTTGATGCCTCCGCCTTTACCCCGTCTATATGCATCATGTCTCATGCAATATTCAATATCTTTTTTGGTTATCTTCTGCGGTGCCTGGTTGCTAGTTTGTGATGCTACTTCTGGTTGCTTTTCTTTAATTTTATCCATAGTCTCCAGGCCGCCTCCTTTTGGACAAAAGAAAAGAGCCCTTAGGCTCATCGAATATCTTAGTATTAAACTATGCTTAACTCATCAGCTACAGCAAAATCAAGTTTTAAACTCTTTGCTTTTGTTGAAACTAAGCTAGCTAAGTTGATTAAGTTTTTAATATCCTTAGTTATTTCTTTTTCATCATATCGTACACAATTTCTACGACCACCGGATATACCAATTGATAAGGAAACATCTAGATCGCTTAAGTAATTATCAGATGATATATAGGAAATAATATCCCGTGCCACTTTTTTTGCATTCTCTATATTACCAGGAATTATTGCAACAAACTCATCTCCACCAAATCTACAAAGACAATCAGTCTCAATAAATGCTTTTAATATTTCGCCAATCTTTTGAATTATTTCGTCTCCTACTATATGTCCATATTTTTTATTAAAAACACCAAATTGATTAAGATCAAAAAATAAACAGACAATATCATTATTACTTTTGAATAAAAGTTTTGTTGTATTGCATACTATAGTTTGACTTGTTTGAAGTCCTGTTAATAGGTCTATTCTTTTACCAGCCTCCATCAATAAGATGCCCTTCGTTATTATGCCAATTAATTCATTTTGTTGATTCACAACTGGTAACCGTTCGATCTTATTATCTTTCAGCATTTTTAATGCATAGATAATATTCTCATTCTCAGAAATAGTAATTGGATTTTTTGTCATAGCATCGAAAACTAATCTATTTGGATGACTACGTCTCACATCAAAAGATGTTATTATTCCAATTACTTTTTTATCTTCAACTACAGGCAGACCTCCAATTTTATTTGATTCCAAAATATTTTGAGCACTTAAAACACTACGAAAAGGATTTATTGTATAAACTTCTTTAGTCATTAACTGGCTTACAATAGTATTCATAAATCTACTGACCTACTCACTTCAATAAATGTTTTAACATTTGCTTTTATGATGCTATTGATATCAGTAATATTCCCACCTTCCTCTAATAGAAAAGCAATAAGCTTATCTTTTGGGAACATTTTAATTAAGGATTTCTTGATAACAATGGCCTCTATAATATCATGCTCTACTTCAATGATTTCATATTGTTCAGGAGATAATATGTCAACCATCCTTCTTGCAGCTTCCGGGCCTATGGGAGAACGCTTAGCAACTATTAAAGCATCTTGCATAGGAGGAAAATCAAATTCGGAAAAAATAACCTTGATATCCGCTCTTCTGTGGTTATTCAAAGAACTCATAACATACATCCTATCTCTATTTATTTTATCAACTGAATAAATAACGCTTAGGAATTATTATCTAATAACATTTTTAGTTCAATTACTAAATCGTTTATAAGTTGTACCAAATCTTCATCTAATAATATCATTTTAATATCCCCCTGAATAAAAAACATTTGAATCATAATTACGACTAACAGAAATTAACTTTTCAAGAATTCTTTGTTTTTTTGCCAAATTATTTGAGAAGATTAATTGATTATTATTAGATTCTATTTTAAACAATAGGTTTATTAAATCGGGATCAAATTGGCCCCCTCTATTATTTAACAATTCCATAAAAATTTCTTTAGTATCTTTCACTTTTTGATATGGTCTTTCAGACGACATAGCTTCAACCGAGTCTGCAATTGCAATTACTCTGGCACCAAAATGTATATGTTTACCTGCCACACCATAATACCCTTTTCCATCCCATCTCTCATGGTGATATAAGATTAATGGCAGTATCCCACTATTAATATTATATTGATTTATGATTGAGCCCCCGTAAGTTGGATGTCTTTTTATTTCATCCCATTCCTGAAGATTTAACTTTCCAGGTTTATTTATTACTTCTTTACTAATTTTCAATTTACCAATATCATGCAACAATGAACCAATTAAAATATTTGTTACTTCTTTTCTATGAAGGTCTAGCCTTTTCATGATTTCAAATGAAAACTTCATTACAAAAATTGAATGCTTCCAAACATTTAAGTCGTAGTCTTTCAATAATTCCATGAGTTTTCTTACATTGTCCATGTGCATCTTGACTTATACCCTCAATCTAT